CCGGAAAACAGGTTGCATTTCAGAGCATTTCCATCCAGTCGCACATTTGCCGAACCGCCGATGGTTTCACAAAGGCTGTACAGCCATTCTAAGATGTTATCATAGCTGACCTGCATGCGTGCGGTGTTCTGCCAGCAGTCACCGGACACCGTTCCCATGGAAAAACCGGGCAGATTGCGGATTCCGGCGGAGATGGCATTGCGGGACAGCACCTTGCGGACGATGTCCTCATAGCTGCCGTTTGCGGTGATGGTGGGATAGATGATCCTTCGTTCCAGCAGACAGGCAAGAAACCGTCCGGTGACCGTCAGATAATCGCCCTTTTCGGCATCAGTTTCCAATTGCAAAGACTCAATAACGCCGAAGTGCTGTGCATCATCGCTCCTCGCCACGATTCTGCCACGCTGAAAGATAGATACATTCTGCGGACTGGCGGCGATATACACCTCAAAACAGCCGCACTGGTAGAATTCAATGTCCCACAGGAGAGAAGAATAACTGTCGCAGATGGCTTCCAGTGACACAGAAATCTGGTTTCTCAGAGCCGTCAAGCTGTAAATTTCCAACTGCAATTTTCACACTCCCAGATAAGAATTGCGGTGCATCAATATCACACGCAGCTTTTTTACACCACGAACTGCCTCGACCCGAAAGATATTTGTGCCTTCCTTCAAGGTCAGCCAAGTCGAGCCGGAAACCAGCCGGTTCAGGATATTGCTGTCCACGCCGTTTCTGGTTAAGGTGACCGTTTTGTTTCCGGTTTTCGTAGTAACCGTAATGACATCGCCGGTCAGAATATCACCTTTGATTTGCAGATATTCGCCATTTTCGTTGTAGATGGTCGGTGTCACTGCCGCTATTTCCTGTGGAATGTCGCTGGGCAATGCCTCGATTCGCAGCGTGAATCCGGTTTCATCGCCATCATTGGTGATAGAGAACAGATTACTGTTGGAGTACACACCCAAAGGAAACGGAGCATCGCTCTCCGGAAAGGGAAAGTGAAATGCTCCGGTGATGCCGCTGTAATAGGCATAGAAAATATCCCGACTGTACCAGTAAATGTCCGGACAGAGAATGGAGATCTGTCCGCTGATCTGCTGCTCGAAATTTGACACCTCGCAGGTTTCTACATACCCCTCGGCATAGACATCGATGTTCGCCGTCTTGTACCAGATCTTGATGTATCGGGACGGCTTGACCACATGATACAGCTGATGCCGCCGTTTCTCGATCCCAATGCCACGCATGGCAAAGGAGATGACCACGTTTCGTTTTTCGATGAAGGCATTGTTGAGGTAGCTGCCGTTCATGCCAGCATAGCTTGAAGTGGAAATCGTTCCGGCAGGCGGATTCAGACCTTCGATTTTGGTAGAACAAAATTTCACCTGTCTTTTATTGACTTGGCGTATGTAAGTGTGGTATAATATGCTTGATATCATGTAGATTGAGTTACTTTATAACTAAAAATGGAGGAAGTAATATGGCTGAATGGATAGTACCATGTAATCCAAAATTCTATAAAGTTGATGATGCTTTTAAGGCATTAAAAAAGTTAGATTGGAAACAAGCATCCAATAAGATGAAAATTGGAGATATAGTATATATTTATGTTTCAAAACCAGTAATGGCAATTCGATATAAATGTAAAATCAATAAAGTTGATCTTAAAGAAATTGAAATCGATGATTCTGCATTTGTAATTAATGGAGATTCCTATTCTACATACCCAATACATATGGAACTTGAATTTCTTCAAGAATACACAGATGAATTGACAATGAAGATACTGAGTCAACATGGGATTAAAGGAAATATTCAAGGTGTACGACGTGTGATAGGTGAATTGCATCAATATATTGAATCTATATAGGAATTACATTTCCATCGAATTTCTTGTTTGCCTATGACAGTGCCTTCGGCGATTGATTCGTCTGATTCACTGTCTTTCGGTTGTCCGTGTTGTAATAATTGTTCACCGTCTCATCGGAACTATCTGTCAGCATTGCTTCGGAAATTTCATGCAAGCTGTAGTTTAAGTCGGAATCCATGGTCAACTGCATACTTCAATACAACTACATTGATAAAATTCAATATTCCACTTTCTGACTTATCTTTGAAAATTAAAATGCATAAAAAATTTATCTATTTTTCATTAACTTTAGGCATGAGATGTGGTATACTATTAATAAATTAAATGTTGGACATTTGTTTTACAAAATCGGAATTTGATGAGGAGAATTATTTTATGAACTTAAAGATAGTGGGTATGCAGGGCGATATACCATTTGAAATAACATCAGATGAAATTGAATGTCTTATAGAAAACCATTCTTCGGCGAATATTTTTCTAGATGTTATATTAGAAGATTACTTATTCGATGAAGCGGGAAATATAGAAGGTATTAAAGGGCGTGTTGATTTAGGGCACGGATATGGTTTTAATTACGGTTGGAAAGATTTTTGCATTAAAATTGGTGAAACTTACTCCTATAGTCACTCATATACAAGTATAGAGGGGTCTTCAGATTGGGTTAACGGCGAAACCAAAGTCACTTTCCAATTATTGCTTTCAGAATAACTGCTTGATAACTTTCAATATATATTCAACGCATTCTGTATTGTAATAATTGTTCATCGTTCCACCAATCGGGCAGCATCGCTCCGGAAATCCCATGCAAGCTGTAATTCAAATCAGAATCCATGGTCAGCTGCATGGCCTTCGCCACACCGCCCACGGCTTTTTCCACATACTTCTTGCTCTTGTCAATGCCCTCTGCCAGCCCTTTCATAAAGTCCGGCATCCAACTCTCGTAGTCTGTCAGCGGACCTTTGTCCGGGACGGAGAAGTGCAGGAAATCCCGAATGGTATCGGCAACATTGGTGACACAGTCCGCCAGCCAGCCGATGGCACTCTGAATGCCATCAATGATTCCCTGAATGATGTCCCGTCCCCAGTTCCAGGCATCGGAAGCCAGTCCCCTGATATATCCCACAGCGGCATCGAAGCCATTCTGAATGGTGGATTTGATGCCGCTGATTTTGTCGGAAACTGCAGAACGAATGTTGTCCCAGATGCTGGAAATTGTGGATTTGATGGTGCTCATGATGCTTGAAATCTTGCTGGAAATAGAATCCCAAACAGAAGAAACCACGCTTTTGATGCTGTTCAGAATGGGGCTCAAAAATCCATAAATCGCATTCCAGACCGAAGTGATTACGGACTGAATCGCACCAAGCACTGTATCAATAACGCTTTTAATAGCGTTCCAGATGGTAGTAAAAGTATTTTTGATGCCCTCCAGAATTGGCGTCAGAAATGAAACAATTGCATTCCAGATAGCGGAAATCTTCTCCGAAATCCAGTCCATCACATTGCTGATGATAATGTGAATTGCCTGAAATATCGTTTCAAACAGGTACTTGAATGCATCCAGAAGAGGTGCAATGGTTTCATAAATGCTGTTCCAGACGGTCATAATGGTGTTGTAAATGGTCTGGAAAACTGTGGAAACCACCGTATAGATGGCATTAAAAATATTGCTGAAAAAGGTGTAGATTCCAGTCCAGATGTTGACGAAAAAGTCTCGGATACCCGTAATAATTCCGGTAAAAAACGTGGAAATGCTGTTCCAGGTATTCACAAAGAAGTCCTTGATAGAAGTCCAGACCTCATTCCAACTTGTGCCGAACCAGCCAAGCACCACATCTGCAATACCTTTCAGGGTATTCATGATATTATGGAACGTGTTGACAACGAAATTCCAGATAGAGGTAAAAATTCCCTTGATGCCATTCCAGCACTGCTCCCAATCCCCAGTAAACAGACCGATCAGCACGTCCAGCAGCCCCAGAAGAACGCCAGTAAACTCTGAAAAGATGTTGGAGATATTCTGAAAGACGCCTTCAAAAATAGGGGCTAACAGATTGCACAGCCCGTCCCACGCTGCTTTCAGCACATCGGTGAAACTCTCAAAATCGAATCCCAGAGCATTTAACCGGTCAGTGATGCCCTGTGTCAATCCGGTAAAGGTGTTTTTGATCTGTTCCCAGATGGCGATGATATTGCTTTTGAATTCATCATTGGTTTTCCAGAGATGCACAAAGGCAGCCACCAAAGCGGCAACAGCTGCGATAATGGCAAGCAGCGAACCTAATGACACCCCCAACGCTCCGGTAATAGCTCCGATGCCACCTTGCACAGCCGAGAAAAGGGCAGGCAGTTTGGACACTGCGGAAAAGACCGTTCCCACGCTGGAAATGGTCTTTCCAAGCACCACCAGCATCGGACCCAGAGCAGCAGTCACCAGTGCAATTTTTGCAATGGTTTCTTTAGTCTGCGGATCCAATTGATTCAGCTTGTCCACCAGTTCCTGAATGCGGGAAACAATGGAGCGAATGGTGGGCATCAGAATATCGCTAAAACTGATTGCCAACTCTTCCAGCTGGGACTTCAAGATAGTCACTTGTCCGGCAAGATTGTCTTGCATGACTGCCGCCATTTTTTCAGTTGTGCCATTGTAGCCATCTACTGTATCAGAGCAAGTGTCAATGGCATTGGACAGCTTTTCAAAATCCGCCGGTGAACCGTTGATGATTGCCAGCATACCGGACATGGCCTCTTTGCCAAACAGCGAGGCAGCTGCCTGTGCCTGTTCTGCCTCAGAAAGTCCGCCTAATTTCTGACGAAGTTGCTCCATAAGTTCTCGTAAAGAGTACATCTTGCCGGAACTATCCGTCAGAGAAATGCCGTACTGTTCCATAGCAGATGCTACCGTGCCTGTCGGCTTTGCCAGATTGGTGATAGCGGAACGCAGTGCTGTACCAGCCTGTGAGGATTTGATACCGGCGTTTGCCATCAGTCCGATGGCAATGGCAGAGTCTTCAGCAGAATAGCCCAAAGAACCCAGTACCGGAGCAGCATACTTGAAAGTTTCGCCCATCATGCTGACGTTGGTATTGGCATTGGAACTTGCAGCCGCCAGAATATCCGCAAAATGTCCGCTGTCCGAGGCAGACAAACCGAAAGCGGTCAGAGCGTCTGTGACAATGTCTGAAGTAGATGCCAAGTCCTCGCCGGAAGCGGCAGCAAGATTCATGATACCTTCGATACCGCTGAGCATATCGTTGGTTTTCCAGCCTGCCATCGCCATGTAGTTCATGGCTTCGGCTGCCTCACTTGCAGAGAATTTTGTTTTGCTGCCCATTTCACGGGCTTTTTCCCGGAGGGCATCCATCTCTGAACCGGTCGCACCGGACACAGCTGCCACCTTTGACATGGCGGAATCGAAATCCGCACCAGTTTTCACGGCAATGGTTCCCAGAGCCGTGACACCAGCGGTGACGGGCAGCAGCTTTTGTCCCACACCGGAGATCTTGTCTCCGGCGGACTGCAGCGTTTCACCCAGAACACCCATCTTTTCCAAGGCGGTGTGAGAATTGTTTGCTTCTGTGGTCAGGCGTTTCAGTTCGTTTTCGGTTTCGATGATCTCACGCTGTAGAGCATCATACTGCTGCTGTGAAATTTCACCATTTGCAAGAGCGGTATTTGCCTGTTCTGCAGCAGTTTTCAGCACTTCCAGCTTTTCTTTGGTGGCAGATACCGCATCTGCCAGCAACTTGTGTTTTTGAGATAGGAGTTCCGTGTTGGTCGGATCAAGTTTCAGCAGCTTCTGGACATCTTTCAGCTGCGTCTGCGTGCCCTTGATGTCCTTGTTGACACCTTCCAGTGCTTTGGACAGCTTGGTGGTATCGCCGCCGCTCTCGACCGTGATGCCTTTGATTCTGTTTGCCATGTAATCACCTCAGTTCTAAAAAATATCAGCTTTTTTATCAGTAAATCTATTGACATTTCTGCAAAAATGACGTATACTATAAGTGGAGGTGTAGCGTATGAATATTATTGCAGCAATTCAAAATACCATTTCTATTTCGCAGTTCAATCGTGGACTTGCAGGAAAAATTTTTCAGGATGTCAAAAACAGCGGTGCAAAAGTTGTTATGAAAAACAATGCACCGGAATGTGTGCTTCTTTCTCCGGATGAATATGTCAGCCTGATGGATGAAGTGAATGATGCCCGCTTACTCACTCTGGCTGTAAAACGAATGGAAAAATTCAATCCGGAAGAAACGATTCCGGAAGAAAAAGTTATGAAAGACCTCGGAATCACAGACGATGATTTATCCGACTTTGATGAGGTAGAATTTGAATGAATTGGGAAGTAGAATATCTGCCGGAAGCCGAAAGTGATTTAAAATCGCTTGACGGAAGTCAAAGAATACTGGTCTTAAAAGCAATCAAGAAAGTGAAACAAAATCCGCTTCCTGTTTATGAAGGCGGATATGGGAAACCGCTTGGAAACAAAAACGGCAATGATCTAACTGGCTTTCTGAAAGTCAAACTGAAAAGTGCAGGTCTTAGAGTCGTATACAAAGTTGTCAAGCAAAATGATAAGATGCTGATTATTGTAATTGGTGCCAGAGCCGATGAAGAAGTATACGGCATTGCTCAAAAAAGAATACAGGAAAATGACTTGTAATCAAAACGCATCAAAATCCCTCTGATCTGCCAGCACATCATAATGACACTCGTCATTCTCCCGTTCGGTGAACATATCATTTACCAGACCAATCGTTAAAAAATCCAAATCGCTCATAGACAAGCCCAGCTGGACGCACCGTAACAAGAAAAGCGGTGTGGTCATCGGTCGGTCAATCGGGCGATGTTTTTTTTACCGGCTACCTGTGTTTCTACGTTCAAGCCCCAGAGGTCAATCAGCTGTGGCAGGATTTCGTAAATGCTGAACGTGTTGAACTGTTCCAGCCAGTCATCCGGAGAAGCCGGAACGGATGGGTCAGCGTGTTTCGCCATGATGTAGGCGATGTTTTCGAAGAGCTCCAACGACACAATATCCAGACTGGAAGCAGCCGGATTCTGGTCGTCTGGTTTCTGGTCTTTTTGTTCCTGCATGGCTTTTTGTAAGGCGTTTAAATCCTGATAAATATCACGCCGAAATTTCAGGCGGTACAGCCGAGGAATGGCTGCACTTGCCTTGAATGGGACTTCGATGCCATCTACAACAATGTTTTTCTGAATTGCCATCATCCCACCCCCTTACACTTTAACAGAAGCAGCGGATTTCTGAGCCTTTTCAGATGCTGCAAAATCCGGTGTGTATACACTCTTATACCAGTTATTATAGGTCTCAATAGATGTCTGCTCGCAAGTTCTTGCCTTTACCAGACCATTGTTCAGAGCGGTTGCAGTCAGGGACAGGGTTTCTGTTTTAACTTCCTTTTCTGCTTCAATGGTGCTGGATTCTGTTGCCGGACGAGAGGCAGAACAACAGAACAGGCAGTGGCGAATCTTGTTTTTGTCGCCGCTGAATTCGAAGAGCAGGGCAAACTGCGATACTTCTGCGGTATTGTTTTCCGTGAGAACGCCATTCTTGTCCAACTGCTCGCCGAGAATATCGGTTGCAAAATCCAGCGGAACGAGTGCGATTTCTAAGTCGCCAGTATAGCCAGAGTTGTTGTTGAGGACATAATACACGCCGTCATCTGCGTAAAAGTTGGATGCTTCGCCCTCTGCATCAATCGACAGGGATACTGCACCCGGAATGCGAACCGGTTCTGCAAAAGTTGGTACGCCTTCGTCATCGAAAGACAGAATCTTTGCATAGTGTACCTTGTTCAAACCAAATTTGACCTTATTTTTCTCCAAAGCCATCGGTTAAACCTCCATTTCATAAAGTACTTCATAGAATTGTTCACTGTCAATCCATTGTTCTGATTTCTGATAAAAAATGTGATGTCGCCGTAAGACGGCTTCCACTTGCCGTTCGATTTCTGGCTGTTTCCGGTCGGTATATAATTCAATATCCAGCTGCTTAGAACTAAAATACATCTCGTTATCGGCAGAAAACGTTCGCTCTCCCGTGGAGAGAAAAACCAGAAACGGCGGTTGAGGGCATTCACCCTCTGCAAAATGATGATAGGCAAACGGCAGTTCCATTTCTTCCATCATTGCAGCGATTTGTTCGTAGGACATTTGACCGCAGGTCATTGCAACGCCTTTCTGATTTCTCGTTCCAGCATTTCAATGCTGTGCTGCTCTGCCGGTTGGATATGCTCATATTTTTTAGATCGCTTGCCGTTTCGCATGATGTGTCCCTTTTCCAGCAGATGTGCAATCTGATACCGGCCTTTCGAATGCACGGTAATATGCAGAGCGTTGCTGCGAACTTCCTGCTGGGAAGCTGTCCAGCTTTTTCGATACGCACCTGTTCTCTTCGGAGCAGTGGTTGCAATTTCATTTTTGGTTGCCGTAGCCGTTTTTTTGACTGCCTTTTTTACGCCGTCAGTCGCCAAGCGAACATATTCCTGTAACCCATGCATGACGGCAATTGCCAGTTCATCAATATCCACCATTTGTTTCGACATCGTTTTCTCCCGCCTTTCTCGCCGTTGCTGTCAATTTCAAGTAATCCTTGCGGATAAAATCCGGTGTTACGCTCGTGATGTCATAGACCATCCCCTGAAACAAAATCCGGTTTGCAGATGTGGACGGCATCCATTGCCGTTGCTGCCGGATATAAAAGTCCAGGGTCTGTACTTCTTTGGTCACGCCAGCGTCCGTATTTTCTACGGAAGATTTCAAGGTTGCCCTTGCCCAGCAGGAGAACGCTTCTTCCCATTGGTTGCAGTGGTTGCCGATGGCATCGACTTTTACTCGCTGCTCTAATAGGGTAATCCGCTGGTTCAGCGTGCCGATTTCCATCAGACAACCCCCTCTCGCTGTGCAAACAGCAGCGACCGCAAACTCAGATTCAGCTTGGAAAAATCAGCGGTATTGCGGTTCTCGTAGAGATAGGAAACCGCATAGAGGATTGCTGTGCGTGCGGTGTCCTCGTGTTCGGAAAGCTGTGCTTCGTCCATTCTGCCCACGCTCATGACCTGCTGTTTTGCCGTTGCTAAGAGGGAGAGCAACAACGGGTCTTCCTCCTCAAAGTCGATTCGCAGATACTGTTTGACTTCTTGTAACGTAACCATTAGCCGTTTTTGATGGTCAGCGTCTTAACGGCTTCAGAGAGAATCAACTTGCCGTCTACTCGCTGGGAGGCGAGGAAGCCAACCTGTCCGGTCATGGCAAACAGTTCGTTCAGTCGCTTGAAAGAACGCCCCTGCCGGTCGCCAATCCAGTAATAGCTAAAGTCACCGAACGCCATGCATTTTGCTCCAGCTTTGGCAATCGGGGCATAACTGGAAGTATAATACGGGCGGTTCAGAATCAAGTCTGGTGTGCCAGCCTGTACAGACGGACTCCAGATATAATTTCCGGTGGTATCTTTCAGCTTCCGCAGAGCCTTCACTGTGGCATCGTTCAGCACCCAGATGCCTTTCTTCCGGTACGGAGATTTCACGGAGTAAAACAGTTCAAAGACATCGTCAAAGGTGATGTTTGCCGTGCTGGTGGTTGCTCCGTTTTCTGCACCGCCGGTCGCATTGAAAATCCCTGTCGGCTTGCCCTTGCCGTCGCCTACGAGAAACGCTTCTTCTTCCTTTGCACCGATGCGGCGAGCAAATTCTTTTGTGATGTAGGCAGGCAAGTCAAAAGCGGCATCGTTCAGCAGTTCTTCGGAAATCTTGATGGCAGTGCCGACCTTGTACGCACTCAAGGAAGCTTGTCCAAAGGCATCATCCGAGAGGGTATAGGCGGCTTCTTCATCCATCCACGCTGCTTCTCCCTTGGAGGTGACAACCGGAATTTTGCGGTCGCCGGAGGCGGTCTGAATCACCGTTGCCAGTGTCCGGAAGAGGTTCTCTTCCTGCAAGCCTTCTACCAGCTGCCGTTCAAACTCATCTGGAACAAGATAGCCGCCCTCAGAATCCGTTCCAACCTGCAAATCGTTCCGGATGTCGGTGTAATTCCGGTTGCGGATGCTGTTCCAGAAAGCGGTTTTGTAGGCATCAGAAGCCGTTCCGGAAGTCTGCTTCGGCAGGTTTGGAGCGGTTGGGGACTGTAAGATTGCCTGAGAAGTTGGGCGGTTCAACTCTGCATCCAGCTGTTCTTGCCGTTCCAGCCGCTGGATTTCCTTGCCGTAAGCAACAATCTGTTGTTCCATGGCATCGTAGGTTTTGCTATCCTCTTCAGAGAGCAGACCGCTGGCGGTGCGTTTGGTGTCGAGGAAATCACGGGCGGTGTCCCATGCTTTCGCTCTTTTTTCTCTCAGTTCCTGAATGGTCATGTTCATTCCTCCTTAATCTTTCAAAAGTGCCAGCCGTTTTTCCAGCTGGTCAATGGGAATCCCGATGGGAGCGACTGCGGAAAGTTTGTGCAACAAGGTGTTCTGGGTATGCTTTGCGGAATACTGCACGGGCTGTGGTTCGGTCTGCGTGGATGGAGTAGGGGAGTCCGCAAATAAAATCCCGTCCACCAGTCCCAGTTCCAAGGCTTTTTCGGCATTCATCCACGTTTCTTCGCTCATCAGCTGCGAGAGTGTTTCCCGGCTCTGGTGGGACTTCTGCACATAGGCGTTCAGGATGGATTCTTTGACTTCTTCGAGCATGGTGATGGTCTGTTCCATGTCTGCCTTGTTGCCATAGGCGATGGTCATCGGGTCGTGAATCATCAGCATTCCGGTCGGGGAAATCAAAGTTTCATCGCCTGCCATTGCCACAACGGATGCAGCAGAAGCGGCGATGCCGTCAATCTTCACGGTGATTTTGCCGTTGTGGTTTCGCAGCATGGTATAAATCTGACTGGCAGCAAACACACAGCCGCCGGGGCTGTTGATCCAGACGGTGACATCGCCCGGATGGGCTTCCAGTTCTGCCCGAAACTGAGCAGGTGTGACATCATCTTCCAGCCATGATTCTTCGGCAATTGCTCCATTCAAGCGGAGTTCTGCCGGTTCGGCGGGTTCAGCTTCGTTTTTTACCCAGTTCCAAAATCGGTTCATGGTGTTTTCCTTTCTGTTGTTTGATAGGCAGCCCCTGCATCTTTCAGCTTCGTAAAGCTGCCGTTGACCAGATACAAGTTTCCGCCTTCTGCTTCTGGAATTTGGTTCATGTCTTCCAGTTCCCGGATGTCATTCGCCGACATCCAGCCATTTTGTCGGGCAGTCGCATAGCCCTGCATTCTGGAAGCATAATCGCCACGCAAAAGCCCCTCTACATTGAACTTGATGCAATACTTGCCTTTTTCGGAATCGCAGAGCAAGTCTTTCTGTAGTCCCTGTTCCCAGCGGACAAGCCACGGGTCGAGGCTGTACTTCACGAAATCCAGCGACAGATGTTCCACGTTGGAGAACGTAGCGTGGTCGAGGTCGCCAATCATATGCAGCGGCACTCTGTACATTCTTGCAATTTCCTCAATCTGAAACTTTCGTGTTTCCAGAAACTGTGCTTCATTATTCGGAATTGCAATGGGGGTAAACTTCATGCCCTCTTCGAGGACTGCGACCTTGTGAGCATTTCTTCCGCCATAGGCTCTTTGCCAGGCGTCACGCACACGTTCCGGATTTTTGATCACTCCGGGGTGTTCCAAAACACCTGACGGACTTGCACCATTTCCGAAAAATGACGCCCCGTATTCCTCGCAGGCAATAGAAATGCCGATTGCATTTTTCGCAAGTGCAATCGGCGAATATCCAACCAGGTAGAGTAGGGAAAAGTCGCCTTGCAATATTTCTATTGTAGGTTTACTTATCCCTCTCCCCAAACCGTGCTTACACCTCTCGATGTACACGGCTTTCCATTGTTATTTGGTATTAGAAACTCTTTTGCTGTGGATTTTTTTATGGCACTCCTCGCAAACAACTATTGTTTTTCGCCTTTTGGCAATCATCACCTGTTCCCAAAATTCTTTCCCTTTCAGGTCTTTTACTTTGTGGACATGATGAATATCATAGTGTTCCGCATCGGTGCATCCACATAATTCACAGACTTTCGCAGCTAACCTTTGTTCAAAGACGGTTTTGGTTCTTGTGTGTTTCATTGCTGTTGTATCAATGGCATCTATTGAAAAACTTGATTCTTTACATTCACTAAAATTAGCAAAATAGCAATAGCAGTCACCTTTTTTGTTTTTATAGGCGATACGCCACTTTCCTTTTCCGTCCTTATTTCTCCTTATGATTTTTGCAATTGTTGTCTTGTGCTTACAAGCAAGGGTTTTCAGGCAGCTATATTCCATCAGATACGCAAAATAGTTCAATTTTCCAAAATTGCTTGCCAATGAGTAATAGTTGCATATTCCCCTTAATTCTGCGTTGTAAGCTGTGACAATTTCAAGGTCACTGCATCTTGTAAGAGCCAGACGTGTCCAAGGCTTGATTTCTCCATTCTTACTTTGATTGATTACTTTCTTATCAAATAAGAATCTCATAATCTTATCATTCAGCGGAATAGCTAACTCTGCCGTTTGACTTAACGTTCGCTGTGTTGTATTTCCTGCTTTGCGAACGTCATTATTCCGTCGTACTCTCACATCATAGCCTAAAAATCTTGCATAGTTGCTGCTGTGTGTAATCAAGGTTTTTTCTTCTGAAAGTTCCATTTTGAGCTCATTACAAATAAATTCTGACAGTCTTTGCTTTATTGTCTGGCAGTCCTCTTTACTGCCGTTTATTCCGATAAGAAAATCATCAGCATATCGCACATATTTAATTTTTTTATCAATCTGTGCTTTATAGGGGATTTTCAGCAATCTTGAACGAATTGCTTTTTTCTGCTTTATCAGCAGTTCTCTTTCCTCGCCCTCCGCTTGTTCAATCAGCGGATTTAACTTTCTCATTTGGTGTCTGACTGCTTCATATTCTTTGCTTGCGTAATTCTTTCCCTTGCAGTTGAACTCATTTGCAAGTTCGGTCACAAATTTATCAAGCTCATGCAGATATATATTGGCAAATATCGGTGAAACAATTCCGCCCTGTGGAGTTCCGCTGTAGGTTGCGTTATACTTCCAATCTTCCATATATCCTGCTTTCAGAAACTTCCATATCAGTTTAATCAACCTTGCATCCTTGATTTTTCTGTTGATAATCTCAACCAATTTTACATGATTGATATTATCAAAGCAGCCTTTTATATCTCCCTCTACAAACCAACGTATGCCATTGAAACCTTTTGTTATAGATTTCAAAGCGGTGTGACAACTTCTGTTCGGTCTGAAACCGTGAGAACAGTCCAGAAAAACAGGCTCATAAACTGCTTGCAGAATCATTCTCAAAACTTCCTGTACAAGTTTATCGGTAAAGGTGGGTATGCCTAATGGACGCTTTTTCCCGTTTGCTTTATTCACATACGCACGTCTTGACGGACTCGGCTCATAGCTTTCGGTTTGCAGCATATTGATAATTTTCATTATCTTTTTTTCACCGAAACCGTCAGCCGTGTCATTGTCCACACCTCTTGTTGATGCTCCACTATTGGCATATAGATTTTTATAGGCTACATAGTAAATATCTGGACGAAGCATATATCTGTATAATTTTGTAAACACTTCATCCTTATTTTTTTGTGAGTTTCTGTTTACTCTTTCTAAAATTTCAATCGTTGGTGTCATTGAGGTATTCCTCCCTAACTTCTTTTCATTTTAGTACATAACAACTGCGTTCCTTCGCCATGCAAGAGCCATTAACTCTCTCGGACTACTACGAACGCTCCGTTGCCTTTACGGATATTCAGTGTCATCTTCCTTGCTTTTTACACTTAGAATTTATCACCTTTCGGCATTACACATAGCCTTTTGGCGTTCCGTTTTAGGCAATCCCCAGTTAACATAATGAGTTGGTATGTGAATTGTCGGATATGCTTTCGTTTCTTTACCACAGGTTCTCCTGCGGGTTACATGAGTTTATTGACAACTAAATGAACGACGGCTTTATCCATTCATACTCATGTCAAAGGTGTCAGATACTTTCCCTTGTCGTGGATTAACCGAAACTTGAAACTTGCCTTAACCAAACACAGGTTTATCCTCATATTCACTTAATGTTGCAGTTCAGTCGTGATAAATTATCTTTAATCAACTTACCGCTTTCCTGTTATGCTATACTCCCGGTCGATTTTCATCTTCCGATAAAACAGGTTATTTCATGCGTTGTCTTGCATGGTAGTACCATCTTTCTACTTCTCACTATGCCCTATCTGGGCGCACACCATCAAATCCAAGTCCGGGAATATGCAAAACTTCATCGGCGTAAAGAACGATGTCACCCTGTTCTTTCAGATTCGGATTTGCCTCATCGTAACGGCTGTAAATGTATATCAGGCGGTTTTTTTCATCACGGTCAACCTTCATTTTGTCAGGCATCAGAGGATACAGTCCTAAAACATCACCTCTGCCGTTTCGGATAATCTGTGCATAGGCATTGCCGTAGATAAGCAAGTGTGACATTAAGGTTTCTCGGAAAACAAAAGAAGTCATTTCAGGATTTGGCTGATCGTGGAGCAAAAAATAAAGCGGATGCCATGGCACTCGCTCTTTTCCTTTATCGTTATATTTGTACAAATGCAGTGGCAGCTGTGCAATCGCTTCTGACAGCACACGCACACAGGCATAAACCACAATATGCTGCAGGGCTGTTCTGTCTGTGACACGTTTGCCGCTGTTCGCTCGTCCGAAAAAGTATGTGTATGACGGGCTGTCATAACTGTTTTGAGGCTTATCTCTGGATTTGAATAACCTGCTGAAAATACTCATATAAAAAATCCTCCTGTTATTTTTCATTTTTCTATTGACATTTGATAGCATTTATGCTATCATAAGAATAGAAGTAAAATCGATGGAGATTATACAATGTACGAGATTGAATTTTATGAAAAAGAAAACGGTGAATCTGACGTCTGGGATTTTCTTGAAGAATTGCGAGAAAAATCGGAAAAAAGCAAGGACGCAAGAATCCAATATAACCAGTTGATGCTTCACATTCAGCTGCTTCAAAACAATGGGACTCGGCTGCCAAACAACATTACAAAACATATTGAAGAAGATATCTGGGAGTTAAGACCTGGAAACAACAGAGTTTTTTATTTCTACTACTGCAATGATACTTTTGTGTTGCTGCATCATTTCAGAAAGAAAACACAAAAGACACCGCAGCGTGAAATTGAAAAAGCAAAATCAGAACGTGACGATTATCTATCCAGAAAGGGGTCATGATTTATGAGAACATGGAATGATTACAAAGAACACGTAAAAGCAACCAGCCCTCAGGGAAAAGCAGACATAGAAGAAATGGAAGCAATTGCAGCCATTATCTCTGCGGTCATTGAACAGCGGAATGCTTTGGGATATTCCCAGAGACAGCTTGCTGAAATGTGCCATATCCCGCAATCCTCGATTGCAAGAATTGAATCCTGCAAAACTGTTCCGAATCTTGAGACTCTGGTGAAAATCATGAAGCCTCTCGGACTCACTTTAACTGCACAGGCAGTTTAAGATCTACAAAATCAGCATTTCCCTCGAATCATAAACAGACTCATCAGACACACATCCACAGCGAATTGCACGGTCAAGAGCCATAATCATGGCAACTGCACCGTCAATCTTCTCTGTGGATTTTTCTTTGTCCGGCTTGATATTTCCGGCAGGGTCACGGCGAATGAAGATGTTGTCCATCATCCACCTTAAAACAGGATGCCCATTGTGGGCAAGTGTCTGTTCCAAAGTCAACTTCATCAATTCCTTGGTCGGCGGTGACATATCTTTATAACCCTGTCCAAATTGCACCATCGTGAATCCAAGTCCTTCCAAATTCTGTGACATCTGCACTGCACCCCAGCGGTCAAATGCAATTTCTTTGATGTGAAATTTCTGCCCCAGTTCATCGATGAAATTCTCAATAAAACCATAGTGAACCACATTTCCCTCAGTCGTTTTCAAGTAGCCTTGCCGTTCCCATATATCATATGGAACATGGTCACGTCTTACTCTGAGTGGCAGTGTTTCTTCCGGCAGCCAGAAGTAAGAAAGAACATAATAATGTTCATCGTCTTCTGTAGGCGGAAACACCAAAACAAATGCTGTAATATCTGTTGTAGAGGAAAGGTCAAGACCGCCGTAGCAGACATGACCTGCAAGGTCATCTTCATCAAACGCTACTTTGCATTTATCCCATTTCTCCATAGGCATCCAGCGGACAGCCTGTTTTACCCATTGATTCAGACGCAGTTGCCGAAACGCATTTTCCTCGCCCGGCGTTTCTTTTGCAGAATTACACGCAGCCACCACCTTATCCATTCCGATGGTCTTATCGAGTGACGGATTTGCTTTTTTCCAAACCTTCGGATCCGTCCAGTCCTCCGATTCATCTGCACCATAGATAACCGGATAGAAAGTCGGATCATGCTTTCTGCCCTCCAGAATGTCTTTCGCCTTTTGGTGAACTTCATAGCAGATTGAATTTGTGTCCGTTCCGGCTGTGGTGATGAGAAAATACAAAGGCTGCATTCTGGCATCGCCGGAACCTTTGGTCATAACATCAAACAGCTTTCTGTTGGGTTGGGTATGCAGTTCATCGAACACCACTCCGTGGATGTTGAAACCATGCTTGGAATAGGCTTCAGCAGAAAGCACCTGATAGAAGCTGTTGGTCGAAATGTACACAATACGCTTTTGTGAGGTCAGGATTTTCACTCGCTTGGAAAGGGCAGGACACATTCGCACCATATCCGCCGCCACATCAAATACAATGGCAGCCTGTTGGCGGTCGGCAGCACAGCCGTAGACTTCGGCACGTTCTTCGCCATCACCACAGGTGAGCAGCAGGGCAACCGCAGCGGCAAGTTCTGATTTGCCATTTTTCTTCGGAATCTCAATGTAAGCCGTATTGAATTGCCGATAGCCGTTCGGTTTTAAGATTCCAAACAGGTCACGGATAATCTGTTCCTGCCAGTCCAGCAGTTCAAATTTCTTTCCTGCCCAGGTGCCTTTGGTGTGGCTGAGGCATTCAATAAAAGAGACGGCATAGTCTGCCGCTTTTTTGTTATACTTGGAATCCTCCGCCATAAAATGGGTCGGTTTAAATCTTGCTATTGTTCTCACCTCCAAACAAAAAAGACCTGCCAAAAAGCAAGTCTGTATCATTTATTTTAATGCCCTCATGTGGCAGTTTTGTAATCGAGATTCCATTCCCATTGTAACCATGTTACCATACAAATTCAATGATAGCAAGTCATAACGAAAAAATATACTGCACAAATATATGGCTCAGATTTTGTGTACTATATTTCTTCGGTACGAGCCACAGCCCCCTTGAATCAGGGGCTGTTTGGAAAGAGTGAGGAAGGTTTATCTTCCCGTCATACTTTCCCATTCAAATTCGCAGGCGTTTTCGTACTCCTCATCGAAAAGGGCATCGTCATCGATTTCCTTTTCCGTAAAGTCGATGCTGTCGATTTCCTCAAAGGTCGTTCCGTTTTCCTCGGCATCTGCCTTTGCAAGGCTTTCTGCGTTTTCCTCAACCCATGCAGTGAACTCCTCGTTGTCCATCCTGTCCTCGTTTTCAATCTCCAGTTCGTATTCGTAGTCCGCATCGAACCAGATGATGACCGCCTTTGTGATTTCGGTTCTTTCGTTCCAGTCCGTTCTGTTTGCCATTGCTCTTGCCTTTGCGATTCCGTATGCTACCATTGTGTTTTTCCTCCGTTTTTTTGGTTGTTTTCCCTTTCGGTAACTGTATATTACCAGTTACAATATATAAGGCGGGTGAAACCTCGCATCCAGTGAGGGGTTGCTCGTACTTGTTGCTTAGGCT